TCAGTCTGTCCTGGAGAGTACGTAACATCACGACGCAACAGCGTCCTGTTCTTACCAGTGTTCCTGTCACCAGAAAACATCAACGGTCCGTTAGGTCGCTTCTCGCTGAAACGTGCTGCTATTTTAGCAACCACATCGCGTGAGATGCCGACCTCCTGCAGAAACTTCGAACGCTCGTCCTCACTCGTCATCAGCATCCACTTGCGTACAGCACGAATCAACCTCAACTTCGATGCCTTTCCATCACCACCAGGATGAGACGGACGAAAAGTTTCAGCCATCTGAGCATGACCCCTAGGACGTGACATACCAACCACGCCGCAATGTGTCAGAGTGCTCTCAAACTTGATACTCGGATCGACTTCTTCCAGTTTGGTTTCAATAAACCTATTACTGCTATAGATCTTGGGTAACAACCTACGCAAAGAGTTAACCCAATCCAATTGGACGGAATGAATCTTAATCAAAAAGAAAATGATTGATACCATCGCAGTATAAGGAATAGCCAAAAAATCAGGAACCCAGTCGCTCAAAGCAGAAAGTCCGTGTGCAAATCGGATATCCTTAACGGCCTTATCTGCCGCGTATCTCTCCGAAAATACAATACACAAAATGGAAACCTCAACGAACAACAAGTCCTCCGTGGAAATAGACTTCGGAACAATTACACGAGAGTAATCCTGGACAAAACGACTATTGTAAGCAGCCGCCTGCGAATACAGATCGTTATGGGTCAACTTATCGACACTACTAGCGTATTTGTAGATATTGTCAACCAAACTCTTGTCGCAAATAACTGAATGTTGCTCGTATGAATCTGGATCCGTCAAATCCATCTTCCCCTTGATAGGCTTCATTCCGGTAACGCGAACCTTTCCTTCCATCGATGGAACCACAAAGGTATGGGTAATACGGCCTGGATACGTATCGTGTTGTAGCATCAAATACGTAGTAAATCCACTCTCATGGTGAGTCAACTCGCGAGAGAAAAACTTACCGCCATATGGAAACACCATATCTCTATAGAGACTCCTATACGACGGAGTAAAAAACTCCTGTTGTGCAGTACCGTCACCGGGATAAGCCATCACCGTAATATCACGTCCTGTTCCACGTTGCTTGCGAAATTCCCACACGAACTCGCAAGTTGGTGCCACCCCTGCCGAAGTCGTCAACATGTTAGGATCAAACAAGAAAATGCCATGAGCAGTCTTAGCACCGTGTTGCATCATCGTCTCAGCAACCTGATAAATTGAAATGTCAGTGTTCAAATGATTGAATGTAATAACATCAGCGGGAACTGTACACGCCACTGGATCTTGACACACAATCCCTGTCAATGAGCACGCATCACGCATATCATTGAAATCGGAAAACGGACGACATGTATCAGAATGTGCGACACCGTCATGTTTGCAACGATCTGCTCTCTTAGCATTAATCTGCTTCACAAAAGTCTTGTCGACATCTCTTTCCATCTCAGTAGACCGATGATCAGCGATAAACACTGCAGCACGCATTCTCTCATCGGGAGAAATTTGCTGATGAGAAACGGTTCGCGTCAACGCGTCAACCGTCTTTTCGTAGTCCGCAGACGACAAAGTCTCAGCAGTCGGAACACAAACGTGAATCTTCTGATCCCCTTTGCGAACCGGCATGTAAAAATCGCCATTGTACTCCAACAAAGTCCCTGCGGAATGAATCACGCATTTACGCAGCTGATGACGTGCAACACGTAAAACAGCAGCACGCATGCCGGACGCAGATCCTGCAGGGCTGGTAAATCTCATATCTTCGCTAGGCAACATATTCTCCAATGCGCGAGCCTGCCTCAGCGAAATGTTGTGTGGAATCTCGAGATAAGACTTACCTTTCTTCGGGAGCGACGGGTGTTGGTAAACCACCCCGTTGTTCCCTGCAAGGTGACGAGCCACCATCGTATCGAACAACGTCTTAACAGTTTCGGGTAACGCGTGAAAACCAAACGCGAGCGTCACATCCTCCTTAAATCCCGGTTGTGCCGAAGTAGTCTCGGCATACTCAACCGGATTCTCGACAGTGTACGCTGAAGTGACTGGACCCGAAGATCCGAAATCGGGGACAGTTGTAGATGAAGCCATCTAATAAATGTTATGTTTGGGTTAGTTAAATTGTAGTAGAGAAGGTTAATAGTTAGGTTAGTTGAGTAGTGTATGCAAGAATGAAAG